AACCAATTATGGCACATCTTAATTTAGTTGGAGAGAAAGAGCGCGTAGTTTTTGGTAACGATTCTATCGTGATCCGCAAGTATGGTAACTCTTTGGCTGGTGGTCGTGTTCTTGACACTACTGGTATCACCGCCAAGAGTATTTTGGCTGGTCACATTATCATCACCGATGGTAACGGAACCTACAAACCTATGCCTGTCTCTGGCGATGCTTATGCATCTCTCCCAGTAGGTTACGCTTATGCTGGCGTACTCTATCGCAGTATTTTGACTGCAAAACCTGCCGCATCCGTATTGACCGCAGGTGTAGTTAACGAGGCAGCACTTCCTTATGCTATCTCAAGTATTAAATCCGCTTTCCTGACCGCTTGCCCACACATTCAGTTCGAGAATGACGAGGTTGTTGACCCCGTTGGTGGTGGTAGTGAGTCTTCGAGTGAAAGCTAAAAATAGGAGGTTGAACTATGGAGCAATCACTTTATTTTGAAGCCGTTCAAAAGTACTTCCCTAAATTGGTACTTTCCGTAGTAGAGAAACTGAACGAGAAGAATCGCACGACCCTTCCCTATCTCTACAAACAACTGTTGACCCCTGACTATTCAGCCGATGGTCGTTGGGCAAGTATCTTGGCTAACTACACCCGCGTAGCTGCTGATGTGGTAGCATTGGATGCTGAACTCCCATTGAAGACCCGCGACTCCGTTGACAAAGTAACGGGTGACATACCCAAGATTGGTATGAAACTCTACCTGACGGAGAAACAACTGAAAGACATTGACAATATGATGGCTATTAACCTGCCCGAAGAGCAGATTATCCGCAAGATTTTTGCCGATGTTCCTCGTTGTATCGATGGCGTGTACGAGCGTCTGGAAGACATCTTCCTGAGCGAGTTGTCCACTGGTGTAGGTCTGGCTGCCGAGAGCGATGGTTTGGGTATCCGTTTGGATGTTGGTTATGCCGATGACCACAAATTCGGTGTGAAGAAAGTATGGTCTGATGCAGACGCTACTCCTATCACCGACATTCAGAAGGTGTTCGACAAAGCCAGCGTTGAAGACAATAACCTGCCTACCGACATTTGGATGGATGATACCGCCCTTAACGCTTTCAAGGCTAACAAGGAGGCTCGTGAGCAATTTGCTTTCATCCAGAACTTCGTAGGTGACAAGATACCTAACTTGGACTTCGCACAAGCAAGTCAGGTATTTGCCAACAAGTTTGGTATCACCTTGCACCGCATCGCTCGTAAGATTAAGACCGAAACCAACGGAGTTCGTAAGAACCATACCGCTTGGGCAGATGGTATGGTAGTCTTCACTTGCGATCCTACTATCGGTAAGTTGGCTTGGACTACTTGCGCGGAGGCTTCTCGCCCTGTTGCAGGTGTTGAGTACCAAACGGCTGACGATTTCATCCTCGTTTCCAAATACTCTACCAATGACCCATTGCGTGAGTTCACCTCTTCGCAGGCTATGGTAGTTCCTGTATTGGACAATGTGGATCGTATCTATACACTTAACACGAAAGAAGTTCAAGCGTAATGAGAGTAAAAATCAAAATACGGTTCCGTGACAAAGACGACTACGGGCGTGTTTATGAGCAGAACGAGGTGCATGAGTTCCAACCAGCTCGTGCCCTCGAGCTCGTAAAACTCGGTTTAGTAGAGCAATTGTCCGACCAACCCACCAAACCTGCGTATGTTGCGCCAAAGGTAGAGATACCATTTGAGCCAGAGCATACGGAAGAGGCAGAACAGCCTGCCGAAGTCGAAGAACCTGTTAAAGTGGTAGCACCTAATAAAGTACCACGGGGCAGAAAAGCAAAAAAGTGATATGAACATCCTTAATGCACTCAAAGCATCCGTTAATTATCCACTCTCCGATAATAATGTCGAATCCCGCCTGATTGGGCGTGGTTTGGATAAGTCGGATGAGTTCACCCAAGAGGTGAATGATAGCAAAGCGTACCAATTGGCGTATGCCGATATGCTGCGTTTTGTGGTCACTATGGTTAATCTCTCGCAAGGTGGTAGTGTAAGTCAGGCAGCCGTGGCAGAAATGCGTGGAACGGCTAATGCTATTTACCGCAAGTACGATGAGCCATTGATAGGTGAGACGGCAGACAGGGGTTCGTTAAAGGAAGGTACATATGAATGGTAAGGTATGTTGATTTTCGCTAACGGCACATTAGGTTACTCAAGCACAAGTGGTAGTGCAGACCTTGATGCTAACGGCTACCCAGTCGCAGCATCGTCTTTTGACAACGAGGTGAATTGCACGATTAGTACGCTGACCGAGAATAGGAAGGGCAATGCAGATGGCGCACGCTATAAGAGTTGTCAGTATTCCGTTTCGGTAGATATGAGTGCCGTAGAGAGTGACTTTAACCCCAAGTATATCAAACTGACCCACGAAAACAAGGGCGAGTTGGGAGTATTCACCGTGCAACGCATTGAGTACTACAATATAACTGGTTCGATTGAGTTATGGGTATAAGAGTAGATATGAAATCCGCGCTTGCTGATTTGCAAAAAGTACAAATTAGTGTTATTGAAAAAGTAAGGTATTGCCTTGAGCAAGCGGGCGAGGAGTTGGTGCAGATAGCGAGAAACACACACACTTATCAAGACCGAACAGGTAATTTAACTGCTTCCATTGGGTATGGTGTGTTCATCAATGGACAATTGGTTCACTATGGCGGCTTTGAAGAAGGCTTATTAGGTGGTCAGGTAGGTATCAATGCGTTGAAAGATGTTGTACCACAAGGCGCACAATATGCCATAGCTGTGATAGCGGGAATGGACTATGCCGAGGCAGTCAACCGAAGAGGTTATGTGGTGTTAGATAATGCCGAGTTATCGGCTCACGAAGTAGTAACTAAATTATTGGATCAGATTCAACTATGACCAATGCAGATATTGAATATAACCTATACACTGCGGTAAAGGCACTGACTACGGGCGAGGAACCTGTGGTAGCCGTGAGTGGTGGAGTGTACTACAAAGGTATGCGACCTTTCACGAATGATCCCGCACTGAACAAAGAGGATATAGTGGTATCGGTATTGGCAGGGAAAGGAAGTGATTTATTAGAAGGTAACTGCCTTGTGAATGTGTATGTGCAAGATGTGCAGGCTATAAGTGGTATGTACTACGAGAATAAGGCACGCACTTTGGCACTCTCACAAACCTTTGACACCATTGTGCCGATGCTTAATAATGCGAATGCTATCCATTACGAGCGTTTGGACACAATAGCGGTGGTGGAGGAACCTGACACACACGAACATTTGGTATCGCTTAAGTTGCGTTTCCGTGTTTTGAATACGAATTATTAACCCTTATAAATTGTATAGAGTATGGCACAAGTATCGTGGGGTAAACCGACCCTGTATTATAAAGACCTTGACGAGAGCACTCCTAAATGGCGTTTAGCACCAACTCCAGCAGAAGGTACTACTTCCATTGAGACCTCGAAAGGTGACAAGAAAGAAGCCAAGATTGAAGGTGGCGAGAACGAAGATGTTAAGTACAACAAGAGTACTTATGCGCTGACTTTCGACATTCGTGCAACCAAGAACCGCAAGAAAATCGTATCGGATGAGGATGGCGTTGTAGCACACAACTATGCCTTTGCTGTTGTTCCCGAGGATTCTGCTTGCTATGGTATTTTGATTGAGAAGAGTAATGTTTCGGTTGAGACCAAGTATTCCGCAGAGGATGGTGTAACGCACACCTATACCGTGGATGCGCTCAAACCAGCCAGCGGCAACCAAGTCAAATTTGGTATTATCAACGTTACCACCCAAAGTGGCGTTATCTCTATTTCTTGCGAGGAAGAAGAGGTACAATCGTAATGAGTGGGGGACTTTGCGCCCCTACTTTTTTCCCATTTTGACAGAGCGGCTATGTGCTTATGAGGTGCAGCCATAAGTAAGGCAGGTTCGACTCCTGCAATTGGGTCTATGGAAGACAAGATTAACATAGATAAGATTATCGCAGACGCACTCACCGAAAAGCCTATCACATTTTCAATTGATGGGCATTTCTTTTATGTGTACCCACCTTCGTTAGGAACAACCCTGCTTGCACAAGGTTTGGTGAACGATATAGAGTTAGACAAAAACCTTACTATGGTTAATGAACAATTAGCCATTTTGGATTTTGTACACAATAACCGAGAAAACCTACTTCGCTATATTGCATTACATACCTTTAGAAATAAAAAAGATGCTATATACGAGCACAAAGTGCAAAAAAGGATAAAAGATATTAGTGACCTTGAAGAAAGCGATATATTGGCTCTTATGTTATCTATATTGGATTGGAATAATTGGCAAAAAGATATAGAGGCACACTTTCATATCGACAAGCAGCGTGAACAAAGAGCAAAGATAAATAAGAAGAAAGACAAAGGTTCGAGTATTACATTGGGTGGATTAAGCC